TGTTATAGCCCCAGAGCCGTTGCCCTTTATGTGCAAATTATAAAAACCTTTGCTCAAAATACTCACTGTAAACAAACTACCTAAATAAGACACATCTATAGTTACATCACCGTCACCTATTAGATTAGTAAAATTAGTCGACAAGTTTGCAGTTTGCCTATATACACCTGAACCTAAAACCACATATGTAGGATTAGTTGAAAATGCATTCGCTATAGTCCTGTAAGGATACTGCCGGCTTCCATTACCGGTAGTATCATTGCCGAACAAGGCTACGTAACACCAGCCGGTGGGTTGTACATTGTCGGCGCTGGCGGGTACCGTAAATCCGTATTTATTTGTTACTCCAGGCCGATAGGCCCAATTATAAGTTGCACTCATGGTTAGTTGTCTCTACAGGTTAATATAATATTGCAGCTTGCGTTGGTTAAGTCGGTGTAGTTATAGGTTACGAAGATCCTGTCGCCGGCTGCGTAGGCGTAGGGAAAGGTTTGTGGTGTAGTTGGGTAAGTGCCTGTTAAACCTGTTTTTAACAGGGAATTAGTGGCTCCTGAAATGGTTATACCCGTTACATTGCCTGCATTTTGCATTAAAAAAGATACTTCGTTTAATGAAACCGGGGCAATCTGGTAATTGACATTCTTCTTTTGATCAAGAACGACCGACAGCGTTTTTAAAGCAGTCATGGCATTGGTGTTATCCGTGCCTGCGAGTGCCTGGCTAAGCGTGGCAAGTGCAATGATCCCGGCATTTGTTTCGGTTGCATCAGGAATTGTACCTGTGCTGCCTGAACTTAATATCCAGGCAGTATTCACTTCATCCCAAATATACATTTGCGCATTTTCCCCAGTGCCCGGATCAACATAGGCATAATCGCCAGGATTGCCCGATGGGTTTGCCGTTGATATTGCAGCTGATGATGTGTAGGTGCCTTTATAATGTTCGGAAAGGCTTGCCAGTTTGGTTTTTTCAGCAGAGGTATAATCGTTTTCACTTAATCCATATCCTGCAACTTTGTCGACCTTATTATTGATATTGGTCTGTAGCGCTATGTCTGCATTTACCCGGGATGAGGTTTCGGCGTTAATGTCTCCGGCTATTTCATTAATGGTAGCTACGATATTAGTTTTTGCTGTGGTGACTAATGTCGACAAATCACCTAATGGGGGCGGGTCAACCCACTGGGTATCAAAATCGATATTTGATTTTTTAGCCAATAATTGTGACGTTGTACCAGCTGGAACTACTCCTGCACCATCGGCTCCTGTAATTGATTCTCCGGCAGGCCAGATATCTCCTGCTTTTGGTCCGAAGATAGAAAGATTGGCATTGTTAATATAATAATCTCCATTGTAGCCTAAAGTGTTCGATGGATTACCGGTGCCATTCAGAATGGTAGTGCCGTTGGTGCCGTTTGATCCGTTGGTTCCGGCGATGCCTTGTGGGCCTTGTGGACCGGTTGCCATTGAAAATACCTGAGCCCAGTTGCCTGAAGTTTTAAGATAAAATATACCTGTAGTGGTATCGATATAGCTGCTGTTATCGGTGCCGATCGCGCTCCCGGGTGTGCCCGTGCCGTAAATTAATGTGGTGGATGTATTTCCGGCTGAAGGCATTGTATAAATAATCGTCCAGGTGCCGTTGACCTTTTGATAAAATGCGGCTGTATCGGTTTTTATGAACACGTCACCATTGCTACCTGTGTTGTTTTGAGGGACGGCGGTTCCGAAAGTGTTTGTTGCACCGACCGGCAGGTTGGCAGCAATAAATGCCAACAGGGTTGTAAATGAAAACTGATAATCGGTATTGCTACTTACCAGAATTGAAATATCTGCAGGGTTTATAGCTGATGCTATGGGTAGTTCGCTTATAGTTTTATCTGCCATCAGTTTAAAAATTCGTTAAGTGGTAAAAAACCATCGTTCTGGTTGTAGCTGTCGCCGGGATAGTTGAAATCATTTTTGTCGATCCCGCGAATACGGGGGCCGGATTGCCGGGAGCTTCTGTTCTTTTCATTATACCGCCATAATGGGAACTCGGCACGGTTATCCCACAAAAACTTCTCAACTTCATTGGCATGGGCATTAGCCACACTGCGTTGCTGTTGAACCAGTTTTGTAACTTCCTGCGGCGAAAGGGTATCGCCATTATCATGATGTTTAATAATTGGGCCGGTAGCGGTATAATGTATGGCATCAGCCTCAATAAAACGGGCGAAGGTAAAATATACCAACATTGGCATTATGCCCTCATACAATACTACGTGCCCATATTTATCAAGGTATTCGGTACCGTTAAGCAGATCTTTGTATTGCTGGGGAGCGTTGTCCATTAGGGTGCCATCGGCATTAAAATTTTGGATGAAATCATAATATAAAGCGGGGCCTAAAAATGGTTTAAGATCAAGCTCCTGGGCTTTTTTTACAAATACTTTTATGCGTTCGGGTTTTATGTTTACAGAAAGATCCTCGTAATTCTGAAATGTGATCTGGTCGATCATGTAGATTTGGTTCATGGTGAGGGTAATTAGTGATTGAGTGAATAGTGATTGAGTGAATTTATATTTGGATTGCGCATAACACACCCCTGCAACCGCACTGGCTTGGGCACCCCCTCTCAAGAGGGGAATTGTTTGGCGCTCTTACTCAATCAACTACTTACTTATGGTTACCATTGCTTCTGCTTCGGTTTGTTTGAAGCCGTAGGCGTAGATAAGCACAGCGATCTTGTTTTCGGTTGGGATTGATGAGAGTAGAAGCTGGTTAATACTGGTACCGGCTGCTATGCCTGCATTGTCATCGGCGACATTGGCTGGCACTGGAATAATGTTCCAGTTTTGGCTTGGATTGATGTCGGTGTAAAAGTGACTGAATACTTCGGCGAAGGTTTCTGAAAGATCGAGCCTGTCTGCCGCGGTATTGTCGTTGAATTCTTTTATAGCTTCTTTCTTTTCGCTGCCATTACTTAGGCCGGATGCTTTTTCGGAGTTAATAAGCTCCTTTGGAATGGAAAATCCTTTGATGATGCGTGCCTCAACTGATTTTTCAGTGGCTTCAAACAGTTTATCGTTATTTTGGATAGCATAGGGCTGAAATTCGGGTTTGGCGGTTTCGTCCTCATACTCTATAACGATGATCTTTTGTGCACTTTTGGCTCCCTGGAATGCACCCAGATCTTTTTCTAATTGAGAAGGCACATTGTAATATTGCTGCTCATCGGCATTTGGCCCGCTGTTATCTGCTTCCTCGCGACGAGATTGCATGAAAAGCATTGTTGACGGCAAAAAGCCAGTCGTAACCTCCCTATTATTGAAAATTTTTATGCCTGCTTCAGTTTCAAAGTCTTCCCAAACACTGTCGGCTTCAATCAGCGGATAATCATCAACCTCAGGATTAAAATAGAAGAGCTGTCCCTTATAGTTTTCCCATCCGCCTGCATCAATCACTTGTTGTTTAATAGCGGCAGGATCGGGATTGTATTTATCCAGAAAAGTGATCTTGCTGCGCATGATGTTCTTCCAGGTTTTGCGACCCCAGTCGGAATAAATGGCGTATTTCTCGGCAGTATCCGGGCAATCGGTGTCGCCCATACGGATATCTTCAAACTTGATATAATTTACCGATGCTATTTTAAAGTTGGCATTGTAATTTAAATGGATGCCGAAACCTGTAAACAGTGCTTTATCGGTTGCTATGGCTTTTAATAATTTAGCCAGCGTTAATCCGTGATCATTAACTATTTGTTTGCCCAGGTCTTTTTCTTCGAACCCATTACCGGCAATAAACTTTGTTCGTTTATTCCAGCAATCTTTGGCGGTAGGCGAACCTGCAACCAGTTCGAGCATACGTTGCGGATAAGCGTTATCCATATCGTAATTAAGGATTCCAAATGTTTGATTTGGCCGTACCAGGATTCTTCGCTCAATTTGTGGCAGATAGGTTTTCATACTTCGCCCTCCATACCCACTGAAGTTACCCCCCACCCCCCTGAAGGGGGAGTTAATAAATCAGATGTATCTTTTTGTTGTGTTTCTTGAGTTTGAATGATTTCTTCTTTGCCTTGTTGTTGGATGAACAATTGCGTTATATGCGGATATCTTTCAAGGTACCATTCGGCTTCTTCATCGCTTAGATTATTGTTGTGATGAACGGCCGGCGCTCCGGGGGCGAATTGGTGATTGCCAGGTTTTAGGATGTATTTCTTTTTGGTTGTCATTGGGTCATTAGTCATTAAGTCATTCGTTATATTTTAGCTGATTTATAGTCATTAGCCATTGTTAAAATGACTAATGACCAATGACTGCCGACTAACTTGTTACTGCTACCAAAGCTTCGATAGCGGCAATTGTACTTGCGTAAGTTGCGGTGCCAGATGTTGGCGCGATTGATACTGCGCGTGGAGGATACGGCTCCCTTAATTTATCTGGGTTGGTTAGTTTTAATTTGTAACCACCGTCGACAGTGTCATCTGCTGCGCTGCGTTCGGCATCTGTTAACATTAAACCGTTTACGGCGCCAAATAATTCGATTGCAGAATCGCTGGAGTTATAGTTATTCACCGCAATTGCGCAAACGCGGCCATAGCCCATTGCCTGTAATTGTGTTTTAATATCGACAGAAAGTCCTGCCACATTGAAGTCGATCTCCTCGGTATAACGCGGGCCAACTGATGTTTTAGCCAGCTTTGATGTAGTGTTAAAACTATTGCTGGTACCTTCGAATTTGTAAATTTTACCGCTGCCTACGGATGTTAAACCGGTTACAATTAGCGGGTTTGTAGTGTCGAAAGTAAGTGTGACATCATCCTGGTTAAAGATGTATACTACATCTTCGATACCGGCGGTTACGGGTGCGTCTGTTCCCAAACTGAACCCGTTATTTATTTTAGTGTATATAGACATTTTTTAATTATTGAATTAGTGATTGAGTGAATTAGTGAGTTGTGAATGGTGAATAAGTGAGTTAGCGATTGTGTGATCTTAAAGCTATATTCACTAGTTCAGTCATTCACTAA